GGCAACCGTAGCGCAGCCACCAACACCGGCTACTGTAGCGCAGCCACCAACACCGGCAACCGTAGCGCAGCCACCAACACCGGCGACTGTAGCGCAGCCACCAACACCGGCGACTGTAGCGCAGCCACCGTTGATGGAAAGGAGTCTATTGCAATCGTCACCGGGGTCGATAGTAAAGCATCCGGCGCCATTGGATGCTGGCTCGTCCTAACCGAGAGGGGTGGCTGGAACGGTGATACTTACCCCATTAAAGAGGTGCGAGCGGTAAAGGTAGATGGTGCGGCCATAAAACCAGAGGTCTTTTACAAACTGGAAAATGGGGAGGTCGTGGAAGCATGAACCCATACGATATCCCGGATAGGCCCATCCCGAGTTGGGCGGATAACTACGATGATAAGCCGCACATCTGCCCGGAGTGCGGCTGCGAGATCAACGAGACCATTTACATTAAGGACGGAATGGTCATTGGCTGCGAAAACTGTGTTAAGCGGTTTGACGCCAGCGATGCGGATGCTGACAGGTACTTTGATGAAGGACCAGACAGATATTAAGGAGGAGCTATGGAGAACTACTTTCGAGAATTGAACAGCATCAACTGCTCTGACAAGACAGAGAAGAAGAATGGCCTTACATACCTTTCCTGGGCATGGGCCTGGGGAGAAATCAAGAAGCTGCACCCGGATGCCACCTATACCATCTACGAGGATGCTAACGGCCTGTTTTACCACACAGACGGTAAGACCTGCTGGGTTAAGACTGGCGTAACCGTCAACGGCATTGAGCACATCGAGTATCTGCCGGTCATGGATAACCGCAACCGCTCAATCCCGGCCAGTGATGTTACCTCATTCGATGCCAATAAGGCAATCCAGCGTTCCCTTACAAAAGCCTGTGCCCGTCATGGCCTTGGCCTGTATATCTACGCTGGCGAGGACTTGCCGGAGGGTGCAGAAAGAGAACCGGAGCCTACCGAGTATTGCATCGACTGCGGGCAGCAGATCACCGGTATCAACAAGCGCAACGGGGAGTATTGGCCTGTAAGCGAGATCGCCGCCTACAGCGTCCAGCGGTTCGGCCGCAAGCTGTGCCCGAACTGCCAGAAGAAAGCCTTTGCCGCCGAAAAGGAGGCCGAGAAGAATGAAAACAAGACTCCGGTTTGATTCTGCCGACTGGACAAGAGACCGGAACGGTTACGGCATCACCCTGTATACCAAAGATGCCGCAGCCGCCCAAGGCTTCATGGACAGCATGGAAACTGGCAAGACATACGCTGCCGAGCTGGTAGAGGAAAGGAACCGGCGCTCCCTTGACGCCAATGCCATGGCGTGGCTTTTGATCGGGAAACTATCGGAAGCCCTCGGAAAACCGAGAGAGGAAATTTACCGGCACTATATCCGAGAGATTGGTGTAAGCGATGTAGTTTGTATAAAATCCGAAGCGGCAGAAACAATGCAGGCAGCATGGTGCAAGCATGGCCTCGGCTGGCTGACGGACGCTTTCCCGAGTAAGTTGCCCGGCTGCACCAATGTAATCCTCTACTACGGTTCAAGCTGCTATGATACGAAACAAATGTCCCGACTGATTGACCTTGTCGTAGAGGATTGTAAAGAACAAGGCATAGACACCGCCACACCGGCCGAGCTGGCCTTGCTAAAGGAGGAATGGGGCAAATGAAAAACGAATGGGGCGCAGAGCTTGACCGAAACGGATACGCTCCGAGCATCGTACAGGCCGACACATCCAAGTGCTTTTTGTGCCAGCGCTCCGGCGTAAAGCTCGACCGGCACGAAATCTTCGGCAACGCCATGCGGAGCAAAAGCAAGCGCATGGGGCTTTGGGTGTCCCTGTGCCACACGCCATGCCACCTGACACACGCACACGGCTGTGCCGAGGTGATGGACTGGCTGCACCGGATGGGCGAGCAAGCCTGTATCGACAACTACGACTTCACAATCCCGATGTTCCGGGAGGAATTCTACACTAACTATTTGGAGGAAACAGAATGCTGAACAAAGCAATCCTTAATGGGCGGCTGACAAAGGCACCCGAACTGAAACAGACCAACAGCGGAAAGAATGTATGCAGTTTTACGATAGCCGTAGACCGAAGCCGTGACCGGGAGAAGACCGACTTCATCCCCATCGTAGCGTGGAACAAGACCGCCGAATTCGTGAACCAGTGGTTCGGCAAGGGAGACCTTATCACCATTGTAGGCCGCATCGAAGTCCGCAGCTATGAGGACAAGGACGGCAACAAGCGCACAGCCACAGAAATCATCGCAGAGGAGGTTCTGTTTGGCGGCAGCAGAATAACCAACGCATCCGAAAAGCCAGCAGAGAGCAAAAACGGCGTGTTTGAACAAATCGAGGACGATGGCGACTTGCCTTTCTAGTCGATGGTAGGATTTCACGCAAAACAAGGAGGACGAAATGAAGCTGAATATGTTTATCACCGCACTACAGCTCGGAGAGATTACAGACCCAGTAACGGATGGGGTCATGCTCCATGACCTTTCGATGGAAGAGATAAAAACGGTCTTCTCAATCGTGCAGGGCCATAGCAGGCTGAATTCCTACTTAATCCCCGTAGAGGAGGGATTGGATGCCTAATCGACTTATTAAGGAGTCGATCAAGCGCAGTCCGCAAATAGACCAGCTCTCTTGGTTTGATGAGGTCGTTTTCTATCGGCTGATCGTAACAGCTGACGATTACGGATGCTGCGATGGCAGACCCATCGTACTCCGCAACGATCTCTTCCCGACCAAGGAAAATGTGACTAAAAAGGCAATCGAGGATGCGATCTCTCACCTGACCTCTGTCGGCCTGGTTCGCCCCTATCATGACGAAACGAGCGGCATGCCATACCTGTTCTTCCCGACATGGGAGAAACACCAACGAGTGAGAAACAAGATCAGAAAATTCCCCGAACCGCCAAAAGAAGCATTTTCGACTGTTGACGGTCACTTGTCAGCAACTTGCTGTCAATTGACAGCGGATTGTCTGCTAGAATCCGAATCCAATCCGAATCCGAATCCTAATCCGAATACCCCCCAAACCCCCCAAGGGGGTCGGTTCGCCGAATTTTGGGCGCAATATCCAAAGAAAGTCGGCAAAGGCGCAGCAGAGAAGGCATTTGAGCGCATCAAGCCGGATAAGCAGACCTTTGACCGCATGATGGATGCCATATCTGCACAGAAGCGGAGCCGCCAATGGACGGAGAACAACGGCCAGTACATCCCAAACCCTGCGACATGGCTGAACCAGCGCAGGTGGGAGGACGAGCTTCCGCAGGGGGAAACCGAGGTAAAGCAGCTGCCCAGCTATGACCTGGCGCTGGCGGAGCGGATGATGGAGGAGAATGCGTGAAACACTTGGGAGATATCTGCAAGATAAACGGAGCGGAGATCGAACCTGTTGACTGTATTACAGGAGGAAGCCCATGCCAGGACCTTTCCATCGCAGGGAAGCGAGCAGGACTTGCCGGTGAAAGAAGCGGGCTTTTCATGGAACAGGTCAGAATCGTAAAGGAGATGAGAGAGCGTGACAGGAGAAATGGCAGAACAGGTGACATGGTCAGACCTCGGTTTCTCGTTTGGGAAAATGTACCCGGTGCATTCAGCAGCAACGGGGGAGGAGACTTCCAAGCCGTGCTGGAGGAAATTATCCACATCGCAGAGCCTACCGTTTCTGTACCTCGATTTGAGGGGAAATGGACAAAGGCAGGAGCCATTGACGGTGATGGGTGGTCTGTCGCTTGGAGAACTCATGATGCTCAATACTGGGGAGTGCCCCAACGCCGCCGTAGAATCTCGGTTGTCGCAGATTTTGGAGGACAATCCGCAGGAGAAATACTCTTTGAGCGCAAAAGCGTGTCAGGGCATCTTGCGGAGAGCGGAGCGGCGCGGGAAAGACTTGCCGGAAACGCTGAAAGCGGTGCTTCTTATGCAGTCCGAATCAGGGGGGGCTGTGACGGAGGCGGAAAAGGCGCGTTAGTTCAGACGGAGAAAAGCGGAACGCTTGGCACAGGGAACGATCAGACGATTTTCTGCCCTGCGGTGGTTGCACTGGATATGTCGCACGCCTGCGATGTCATCCGCGACTGCGGCGAGATCGTTCCGAGCTTGCAAGCCCGTATGGGAACAGGCGGAAACCAAGTGCCGCTGACATATCAAATGCAAGGGTTCGGAGATTACCGCGCCGGAGAGGTTGCAAGCAGCTGCAAGCAACGGGACTTTAAGGACGGAACAGACCTTGCCATCACAAACATGGCTGTGCGCCGCCTGACGCCGGTGGAGTGCGAACGGTTACAAGGGTTCCCAGACGGATGGACAGATATCGGAGAGTGGGTAGATGAGGAGGGCAGAACGCACAAACAGGCAGATTCTCCGAGGTACAAGGCACTTGGGAATTCTATTGCACTTCCGTTCTGGTACTGGATGTTCTGCCGAATGGCCGAACACTTTCCGGGAAAAGCGACACTTGGCAGTTTGTTTGACGGAATAGGAGGTTTCCCGCTGTGCTGGGAAAGCATCCATGGGAAAGGAACGGCAAGATGGGCAAGCGAGATCGAGAAATTCCCGATGGCTGTAACGAAGTTAAGGTTCCCGGAGGAAGCATGAAAATCATAATCCCCGAAATCCCCCCATCGCTGAACAAATACGCTGGTCGGGCAAATACCTGGGACTACCGGGCAGAAAAGCAGCGCTGGCTGCAGCTGTTTGTTGCATACTGCCCCAAGTGCAAACCAATGGGCAAGGCGGTGGTGACCATCACCTACTACTTCCCCACCCGGCACCGGCACGACCCCGACAACTACAACGGCAAGATGCTGATGGACGGGCTGGTACACCGGGGAGTAATCGCCGATGATAGCTTTGACCATGTAGAGCTGCGGCTGCGTGGGGCATATGACCCCAAAAACCCAAGGACAGAAATTGACATAGAGGAGGTACCATGATGGGACAGAAGGATGTAGAGCGGGAGAAGCCGCTTTTTGAGGGACAAAGCGCAGAGGAATTTATCAAGCGCTGGAACGCTATCACCAAAGCCATAAAAATGCGCGCAGAGATGGCCGAGCAGGAAAAGGTGGTGAGTTATGATGTCATACGATAAAGCGTCTCCTAACGCCAAAATCGGCTGTTCTAATTCAAACGGCCCGGAGTTCCTGGAACGACTGGTGCGTGAGGGCAAGACCAACAGGGAGATTGCCTTAATTCTCGATATTGATTACGGCTCTGTGGCCTCGATCTTGTATCGCTATGGAATCAAGAGAGACCCCAACCGGCCCTGTAAGAGATGCGGAGGGCCGATAGGCAGCATCAACACCCGGCAGTTGTATTGCAAGGAGTGCCAAAAGGCCATGGACAGCATCCGGGCCCGCAAAAGCAGTATGAAAAAAGCCGAGCCGAAGAAATGCGAATACTGCGGGAAGGACTATTTCGGCCAGCCGGGACAAAAGTACTGCTCAAAGCAATGCTACAAGGACGCGGCGGCATCCGGTAAGTATAAGCGTCCCAAGAATTGGATAAAGCGCCGGGATGGGAAAATCGACATCGAGATAAGGGTTTGCGGCAAAACAACAGAGCGCCGGGAGAGCGTTGACTACTACGAAGCCCGGGGGATTTGGCACCGTGGCTGGATAGGTCAGGGCTATGCCGCCTTAGTAACGGTAGACGGCCACAGGCTGGAGACCCTGCCGCAAATAAAGACATTCTTCGGATTTAGGAGGGATTCGCTATGAGGAACTGGACGGCAGCGGCAGTTACGATAATCTTAGCCGCTTTCTGCATAATGGTTCTATCGGCTATTTCGGCCGAAAGGTGGAACCATGTGGATGAAGTGGCCCAGGCGGAGATCACCGCAGAGGAACAGGAACGCCGGGAGCAGGCAGCCTATTACAAGGGTTGGCAGGACGGCAAGCAATATTATCTTGAGAATTTTGGAGGGTGAGCCAATGACCGTAAAGGACTACTACGAAGTAATCCGGGACATAGACCGGCTGGCTGCTGCCGTTGACGCAGAGGGTGCAGTCACCCTCGACCATGACGATGCGGAGCAGATATGGGCGCTGCTACTGGACTACAAGGATTTGCTGATGGCTAAGGAGGTGGAGTGAGATGGCAATGAAAATTGGTTATATCATGGTGTACGACCTCGAGATGAACCAACATCTTACTGAAAATTCATGTTCCGAGAGGCGACATTTACACGCCGCATTACAAGCAAAGGCAACCGAGTGTAAAAGGATAAATTATTATGACAAAAGATGCTTATGAAATGTTTGAACTGATTTCTGGTGTATATTTCGGAAAGCAGTATTATTTTGAAGATAACAATGACATGGTTTACAGTAGGCTCTCCCATAGTTATATGACTAAAGACGATGCGTTGAAGGAGTTTTTGGATGAAATTCAAAGTTATGAATGTTGACTTTAATAACAAAATAGAATGTCGTCAATGCCAGTATCTTATGTTTTCCGACTGTTATGGAGAGTGTTCCAAAGGGAACATCTCCGGGGCTGTCAACCCGCATTTTTCCTGTGGTAAAGGAGCGATTAGAGACGACACTTTGTCGGTAAAGGAGGGATAACATGGATGCAATAAAGTTTGTCGAGGAGCGCAGAAGAATGTTTGCTGTGACCGGGGAGGCCCCAAAGTATACCTTATTCAACAAGGGTTCCAGCGCCGAGGATGTGGTAAAAGAAGTCGAGGGATGGTCTGCCGCCAATCCGCGCAAGACCAGGCAGAGCGTGTTTCTGGAGCAGTGGCCGGAGGCGTTCCTTTATGATGAGTACGGAATATTGCAGTTTTGTCCGAGGTATATTTCTGCTGCCTACAGAAACGATGATGGCAGGTGTAAGAACCCAGAAAAAAAGTGCATAGACTGCCGCCGCGAGTTTTGGATGCAGGAGGTAGAATGATGGCTGAATTGAAACGCTGCCCTGAGTGCGGTGGAGCTGCAACCGTTATCCATATGTACGATACCTACGATAGAGCAGACTTTGGGTGGGATGCCGGTTGTGGGAGATATAGGGCTGGTGATGGCCTCCACACAAAGGAGATGAAAGTATCTGGGCTGCCCAGCAAAGAAAAAGCAATCGAAGCATGGAACGGGATGGTTGACAATGGCTGAATACATAGACAGGGAAGCGTTTAAGAAAAGCGTGGAGGAGCGTTATTGCAAGCCGTGCAAGGCGGAGAAGAAAGACCACAACGGATGCTGGTGTCGTGCCTGTTGGGTTGACGATATGCTCGATGAGGTAGAGTGTTTCCAGCCATCTGATGTTGCCCCGGTGGTGCATGTGAGGATAAGGAGGATAAAATGAGTCTGTTTTCTGATTATGAAGCAGAATATGGGTTTGAAAGAGATTTTCCCTTTGGCGTTCCAAGTAGTACATGGAAAACGAAAGACGGTAGAAAAATTAAAGTGTCTCAAATGACAGAACAACATATTAAAAATTGTATGCGATTAGTTGGAGAAGACGATGGATGGTATGGCGTGTTTTGCAAGGAATTAAAAAGGAGGGATTGCGATGCGGCTTATTGATGGTGACGCTTTGATTGAAAAATTTAACGAAAAGACCGACATGGCAGAATGTCTTGTTGACGCAAGAACGGCAGAACGATTTGCAACTTTTTGTGCGCTTGCTGATGCGGTGGAGGAAATGCCCACCGTAGATGCAGAGGTCGTTGTGCATTGCAAGGATTGCAAGCATAGCTGGGAGGATATAGGTGGGCTGTGTTGCTCGCATGGGGTTTGCATTGACCTTACAGTGCCGGATGATTTTTATTGTGCATATGGGATAAGGAAAGAAGGTGAAGAAAGTGTCTAAATACATTGACAGGGAAGCGCTGGTAGCCGAATTTAAGCGGCTGGAGTTGGGCGAAAACAGCTTTATCGAAAGAGTATTTGCAGACGGTGTATATGCCATTATTGAACAATTCCCTGCCGCAGATGTAGCCCCGGTGGTCAGATGCAAAGACTGCGAATACAGCTACGATGAAATAAGCTATCTGTGCTGTTCCCACGGCGTTTGCGTTGATTGCGAAGTGCCGCCGAACTTCTACTGCGCATACGGAAAAAGGAGGGCGGAAAAGGAACCGCCGGAGGAGGGAGAAACATGATTGACTACAAGCGCATATGCATTGACGAGCTGAAATGCCATAGCTATAAGCTCCGGTCGTTGGAAAGCCTGCCGGAAGAAATCAGTCGCTACAATGAGCAGATGGACGGTATCCGATCTGCCACCAGCGATGCAACGCCGGTTAAGGGCGGCGGATGTGGCCGGGAGGACTATCTGATTAACGCGATCTCCCGCCGGGATGCACTGTCAGCCAATCTTGCAGTAGTCAAGTGGCAGACCTCCCAGGTGGAAAAAGGGTTGGCCTGTCTGACGGACAAGCAGCGGCGCATCCTGGAGCTGTTCTACATCCGCAGGGAATACGGCTACATCCAGCGGCTTTGCCAGGAGTTCAATGAAAGCGAACGGCAAATCTACTATGACAAAGACGAGGCCCTGCGGAGATACGCTCTTTGCCGGTATGGCTTGACCGAACTGTAAAGTTTGCAGAAACATTGCAGAAATAGGGACAGCAAACCGTGTATACTGATATTGTGGTAAAACACAAACTTCCCTTGACATTCCTCCTGGTGGGGAGCCGGGCCCCTTAACCCGGCAATCTGCTCCCGTGGCTCAATGGCAGAGCAGCTGATTTGTAATCAGCCGGTTATAGGTTCAAATCCTATCGGGTGCTCCACCTTCATGTTTTACCTCCTTCTTTTGGGGCTGTCGATGACCCGGTACATCCCATCGACCGAAGATACATGACCTTCGTAAAAAAGGTGCCGCGCTGGCAGGCCGCAAGTTCGCAATAGTCTGCCTTACCTGCAGGCGGAAGCTGGGCGGATACAGCTCCGTGGAATACTTCGGGTTCGCAGGTTCAAATCCTGCCGCTTGCACCGGCGTGGCGACGACAATCCGGTAACTGTGCTACCAACCAGCCTTGCAAACTGGTGGATTGCCCGACCGTAGCTGAGCCAACCATATGGATTGCGGGGTCGCTCCCCTCCGACAGCCGGACGGATTACAGACCGATAGCAACTGTGACACGACGGAGAGAGACGCCGAATATCCCATAACGAGAGGGAGCGCGGGCCACCGACGCACCGGACTTCGAGAGCCGAAAAATCGGGGCACCTATACACCTGCAGGGCGCAGTCGATCGGTGGGATTGGACCCCACCGCGCAGCCGGTGCAACTCCGGAACCCTGCCGCGCGGAAACATTCCCGTTTAGTTTCATAGGCTAATTTAGCCGAACTTTTAGCGACGGGCCATCAAAAACCATTCCTCTGAGTTTTGTAGGGGCGGCGGTGCTGCTACTGTCCCAGTTTTACAAGGGGAGCCGAATAATCAGAGAGTACCGAAAGGCGCTCTCTTTCTTTATGCCATAAAGGAGGCGATACCTCTGGATTTAATAGTCCGCAAAGTCCCGCAGAGTGACACCATCAAGGTATATCCCGTATCTGATGTGCACCTTGGGAGCATTTTGCACGATAAAGAGGGCTGGCAAGCTTTCTGCCGCCGGGTAGAGCAGGAGGACGCTTATCTCATCCTCGGCGGCGATCTCATCAACAATAATACCCGCCATGCGGTAGGCAGCCCCTTTGAGGACTATATCCGCCCGCGGGAGCAGAAAAAGCTGATGGTGGAAATGCTTACTCCCATCAAGGATAAAATCCTCTGCGCTGTTGCCGGGAACCACGAAGCCAGAACCGCCAAGGACACCGACCAGGACATCATGGGCGATATCATGTGCAAGCTGGACTTGGAGGACTACTACGCCGAGGATATAGCATTCCTCAAGCTGGAGATCGGCAGACGCATCACAAGGGATGCTCCCATTACCTCCTACACAATGGCGATTACCCATGGTTCTGGCGGCGGCATCTATACCGGCGCTACCGTCAACCGCAATGAGCGCTTCGGCTACACCATAGAGGGCATTGACGCTTTGATCGTTGGCCACACCCACAAGGGCACTATCTCAAAGCCGAAAAAGATAGTGGTAGATAGCAATAACAATGTAATCCGCACCAAGCAGCTGGTAGTGGTCAGCTGCACCGCATGGCAGCACTATGGCGGGTACGCAGCCAGAAAGATGCTCCTGCCCAGCAGCGAGAGCGACTATGAGCAGCCGCAGACCTTACTGCTGTGTGGCTGCAAGAAAGGCACAAAGCGGATCACTACTGTTTGGTAAATACCCATTATTGGGAAATCTATAAATCAACAAGAAAGGATTGATTAAATGCTGGTAGAAACAAGGAAATTCGGAAAAGAAAAGAGAGCAGTATGCACAAGTCTTGATGTGGCGGAAACCTTTGGGAAAGAGCATAAGCACATTCTCCGGGATATCCGCGAATTGGGATGTAGTGAAGAGTTCCGACAGTCCAATTTTGGGCCTTCCTCTTATGAGAGCGTACAAGGGAAAAGCCTCCCGATGTACTTTATGACGCGGGACGGATTTACTTTGCTTGTTATGGGTTATACAGGCGATTTTGCAATGAAGTTCAAGGAAGCCTATATTAAGCAGTTTAACGCCATGGAGACGGCCCTGCGCGGGGAGCTTATCGAGCGGGAGAAAGGTATTGCAGTTAGGCAATCCCTTACAAAGGCAATTCAGCAGTCCGCAGAGAATGACCGGATGCATGGTCACGCCTACTCCAATTACACCAACTGTATCTACAAGGTGCTGTTTGGGAAAACGGCAGCACAGCTCCGGGAGGAACGCGGGATAGGAAAAGCGGATAACCTCCGAGATTGTTTTGGACAGGAAGAAATAGAAGCCGTCCAGTACATGGAGCAGCTTGTCAGCGGCCTTGTTGGCTGTGGCTGGGGATATGCCCAAATAAAGGAATTTATAGACAAGACGAACACCCGTAGAGCATTGACAGCGTAACAATAATTGGTAGCCCGGCATAGTAGACGCCGGGAGGGTAAGGGCGGGTAATGACAAAGGGGGAGCAATGGCAAATTTACGCGGTATTGCGGCAAAGCTGCAAACAGCACTTTGCCATAAAGGCATATACATAAAGCTCAATCAAGTACAGGCATACTCAGATAAAAGTAAAAGGATGGTGACAAAGTACTTGCTTATTCAAACGGAAAACATAATGGGCAGGAATAAGAATACAACCATTCTTGAAACCTATAAACTGGCGGATGCGGTAAAGGCATTGGCTGAATTATACGAGGATGGCGGTGGCTGATATGAAGCTGACGCAAAAGCAAAAGGTATTCTGTGAAGAGTACATAAAGACGAGTAATGCGTCTGATGCAGCGAGAAAAGCGGGATACAGCCCCAAAACTGCCCCGTTTATTGGAGCAGAAAACTTAAAGAAGCCTCAAATTGCGGCCTATATCAAAAGTAGGCTGGATGAGCAGGACGCAGCACTGGTTGCTGACGCAAACGAGGTGCTTCGCTTCTACTCTGCCGTTATGCGTGGGGAAGTGAGAGACCAGTTCGGGCTTGACCCATCGCTGGCAGACCGGATAAAGGCGGCAGATAGCCTTGCAAAGCGGCTTGCTGCTGCAGAAGGGAAGCCGAGCACAGATATGGCAGTAAAGGTGATTATAGATGTCTGAAATTAGGCTTTCTGAAAAAATTGGGCCTGCTTTTTACGAGGTTGCCAGGGATGTATTCCGCCATGGGCACACCCACTACGATGAGAGTGGTGGACGAGGGTCCTTGAAATCCTCTTTTATATCCATCGTTGTTCCATTGCTTTTGGTGAATAACCCTGGCACCCATGCCCTGGTATTACGCAAGGTGGCTAACACCATCCGCGATAGCGTTTATGCCCAGTATGTATGGGCAATAGGAGAGCTTGGGATGGCGGGGTACTGGGAAGCAAAGGTTTCCCCGATGGAGCTGATCTATAAACCTACAGGCCAGAAAATCATGTTCCGCGGAGCCGATGATCCCATGAAGATCAAGTCCATAAAGGTCCCGTTTGGCTATATTGCTGTAACGCACTTCGAGGAGAAAGACCAGTTCGCCGGTCGGGTAGAAATCCGTACTATATTGCAGTCCACCATGCGTGGCGGCTCTAAATTCTGGAACTTTGAAAGCTACAACCCGCCGATCAGCCGTGACAACTGGGCAAATAAGGACAGCCAGGAGGAACGCGCCGACCGGCTGTGCCACAAATCCACCTATTTGGATGCCCCTCCGGAATGGCTGGGGCAGCAATTTATTGAAGAAGCCGAGCACCTTAAAGCAGTGGATGAAAGGGCATACCAGCACGAGTACCTTGGCATCCCTGTAGGAACCGGTGGCAATGTCTTTGATAAATTGGAGTTACGGGAGATTACCGACGATGAGGTTAAGGGGTTTGACCGAATCTACCAGGGGGTGGACTGGGGATGGTTCCCGGACCCATTTGCCTTTGTCCGGCTCCATTATGATAAGACGAGGGAGACTGTCTATCTCTTGGATGAGATATATCAAACCAAGCTGCCAAACGAACAGAGCGCCCAAAGAATTCTGCAGCGTGGGTATAATGACGCAAGAATAATTTGCGACAGCGCCGAGCCCAAAAGTGTGGCGGACTTCCGCGCTATGCGGCTACCGGCGCAGGAAGCCATAAAAGGCCCCGGTTCGGTGGAATATGGTATGAAGTGGTTGCAGCGGCGAACAATCGTTATTGACCGAAAGCGGACACCGAATGCCTATAACGAGTTTGTGGGCTATGAATACGAAAGAAACAAAGACGGCGATATCATCAGCGGGTACCCGGATGCAAACAATCACCTGATTGATGCGACACGGTATGCGCTCGAACCTGTGAGCCGTAGAATGGGAGTTATTGCATGAGTTATAATGCAGAAATAATCCAGCAGTTGAACCAGCTAAACTATGCTACAATCCCGGCTAACTTCTACGACCAGGTAGAGGTTTGGCGCTCCTGGTATGTGGGGGATGTGAAGAACTTCCACCGCTATAAGCGCTATAACGGGAATAAGTGGGTAGGCTGCAGGCGGGCCACGCTCGGCATGGGGAAAAAGGTCTGCGAAGATTGGGCCAATCTCCTGATGAACGAGAAGGTCAAGATCACGCTGGAAGGGGAAAAAGAACAGCAGTTCGTTGACCGGATTCTTTCGGAGAACAACTTCTCCGTTAAGGCTAACGAGATGCAGGAAATGAAGTCCGCGCTTGGCACTGTGGCATATGTTCCCCGCGTCACTGGCCAGGCGGTCAATGACAGCGGCGAGGCTGTTCCGGGCAATGCGGATGGAATCATCATTGACTATGTTACCATCGACAATATTTTCCCGCTCTCCTGGGAGAATGGTATCATCCGAGAATGCGCCTTTTCTTCCATGGTAACGCGGGACGGTAACAGCTACATCTATTTGCAGATCCACAGGAAAAACGAGAACGACGGCAAATACGATATCGAGAACCGTATTTACCGGGCCAGCAACGAAACCCTAACTGAAACGGATTTGAGCACTGTACGGGGATTTGAGCGGATTCCGCGTGTAGTTCACACCGGGAGTGACAGACGACAGTTTGTTATTGACCGGCCGAACATCGCCAATAATGTTGATTATCGCCTGCCGGTGGGAATTTCCGTGTTTGCAAACGCTGTTGATGCTCTCCGCGGGGTGGACAGCGCCTATGACTGCTATGTAAACGAGTTCGAGAACGGCCCCATGATTTTGGCGGTAAAAGTCCCTGCTACGAAGTGGGAGGACGGCAACCCAACCTTTGATGATAGGGACCGTCGGTTCTTCCTCCTGCCGGAAGATACGCAGCAGGGGAATATCATTGAACCGATCTCTCCGCCCTTGAGAACCGACCAGCTAAATGTAGGGCTGCAGGACCAGCTTAATATGCTTTCCAGCAAGTGTGGGTTCGGGGAAACCTATTACCGTTTTAATGGATCCAGTGTTGCTACCGCGACACAGGTCATCAGCGAGAATAGCACCATGTTCCGGACCATCAAAAAGCATGAGATCGTGTTGGAGCAGGCGCTAAAGGAACTTTGCCGGATCCTGCTGCGTTTGGGTAACACCGCCATTGGTGAGGGCCTTGACGAGGATGTTGAAATCAGTATTGACTTTGACGATTCTATCATCGAATCGAAGGAGCAGGATTTCAACCGGGATCTCCAACTCCTGAACGCAGGCATTATGAACGACTGGGAATTCCGGATGCGCTGGTTTAACGAGGATGAAGAAACCGCAAAGGCAGCCCTGCCGAAAATGCAAGATATTACCACGGAACCGAGCGCAACGGTGGAATGAGGTGACGCACAGTGCCGAGATCCCCTTTTACGCCGGAGGTCCTTGATGCCCTCCCGGAGGAAATCGCTGAACTGTTCCGCGGCCTGGAAGATACTCTTCTTGCGGAGATATGCAGCAGGCTTAAATTGGCTGATAAGCTGAACGAGGTTACAGTTCTGGACATTATCGCCCTGCGCTCCCATGGGATTGACATTGAGGAAATCAAAAAGGCCATCCGAGAGGTCACCGGGATAAGCGAAAAGCGGCTTGACGAGCTGCTCAATGATGTGGTGGCCCGAAACCAAGCCTATTACGATGATGTTATCACCCTTTCCGGTGTAACAAAGCCGGATATGCTTGTAAGTGCAGCAGACATTGCGGCGATTAAGGCACAGACGCTTGATACCTTCCGAAACATAACGGCTTCCATGGGCTTTCTGGTGGATGCAGGGCGCACCCAGCTCCCACCGGCGCAGGCGTACCAATGGGCGCTGGATAATGCGGTGATGCAGGTGCAAAGTGGCGCTATCAGTTATAATCAAGCGATAAGGTCTGCGGTTCGGCAGTTTGCGCAGAGCGGGCTTAAAATGGTGGACTACGAGAGCGGGCACCGAGACCAAATTGATGTTGCTGCCCGCAGGGCCGTAATGACCGGTGTTTCACAGATCTGTGCAAAATACACCGAGCAGTCCGCGGAATGGCTTGATACTCCATACTTTGAGGTATCTGCCCATGCTGGGGCGCGAGATAAACCCGGCCCTTCTCCATGGTCCTCTCATAAAGCGTGGCAGGGCCGTGTTTACTCAACCCGTGGCGGTGATATTTACCCAAATATTTACTCCGTCTGCGGCCTTGGCGCGGTAGACGGGTTGGAGGGGGCAAACTGCCGCCATATAAGGACCGCCTGGGTGGAGGGCGTTTCCGAGCGCACCTATACGGATGAGCAGCTGGCCCACATCGATGATGGCCTTGGGTGCATCTTTGATGGTAAAACCTATACGGCCTATGAGGCTACGCAAATGCAGCGGAGTGTAGAGCGGACGATCCGGAAGCTAAAGCGGGAGAAAGCCGCCTATGAAGCTGCTGGGCTGACAGAGGATGCGACTACCACAAATATCCGGCTGAAACGGTTAAATGCAAAGTATGAGGCATTCAGCAAGGCGGCCGGGTTGCCGGAGCAGCCGGAAAGGACGCGGGTGCTTTATCCGGATGATAAATCGACCGCGGCTGCAAATCTGCTGAAGCTCCAACGGGATGCGGAGGAACCGATCAGAGCCGCCATCCGCAGTGGGGAATACCCATTGACGATTAACCCGGAAAAGCAGGCGCGCCATATGAGCGGTACAGAGATTCCTGGCCGCAGCGTCATTACTATTCCGTTGGAAGAGCTACAGCAAATTGTTGATGAAACCGCCGGGAATGGTAAAATCATTCTGACACGGGATCTCTCCGCCTGGAAAAACACAGAAATTATTTCCGCAGGCCGAGAAATAGGCTACACTGTGAACCAAAAAGGTGCTATAATAAAAACGAGCAGCATCAAGATTCATTACAGCAAAACCGGCGTTCATGCCGTACCATATTCAAGGAGGTGGAAGAAATGAAAATTGAGGATCCGGAAATCTATTTCGGAAAGAAAATCAAAGTTACTTCCACGGACGGCACTGTACTTACCGGGGAGCTTTACGGCTATGACTATGATATCGACGATGACGGGAATGAATTCCTGGAATTCGATATTGAGGCCGAAAGTGGAACCGTCGTTAGCTACACAGAGGATGAAATAGACCGTATTGATGTGATGTGAATCATAACTGAATAGAATAGGTCGCTTGAGGTGGTGGATTTCGTAGCAACCACACGCTCTATGAGCCAAAAGGGACGCAGGAGAATGCTACGCCTGCCAAGTGACCACTTTCTTTCGAGGGCTACCAAAAGATAGCCCTCTTTCTTGTGCAAAATTAACATAATTTAGTTAAGAAACCAGCTACCGAGCGCTGCTCGGCGGTTGGTTTTTATTTTACCCAAAACGGCGAGAGCCGTAAAACCGCAGGGCGACGGCCCTGACAATAAACGGAGGATAAATAATATGAGCGAACAGAATACCAACAACCAAAACCCGGCTACTAACCCGGAGCCCTCTCCCGCGAAAACCTTCACGCAGGAAGAAGTGGACGCCATGATCGGCAAGCGCCTTGCTAAGGCAATGAAGGGGATCCCCAGCGAGGAAGAGCTGACCGCTTACCGCACTTGGAAAGACGGGCAGCAAACCGAGCAGGAACGGCAGGCAAAGCGGGATAAGGAATTTGCGGAAAGCAAAACCGCCCTTACCGCAGCGCAGGCAGAGCTTGAGCAGCTGAAACGCGATAAATATGTACTTTCCAAGGGCCTAACCGGCGAGGAGGCAGAGTTTATCGCATTTAAGGCCCTCAAGATGGTGGATGATAAAACCACCTTTGAGCAGGCTGTTGACCAGCTTGCCGAAAGCAGACAAAAAGTAAAGTTCGATTGGACGGCTCCTGCCGGAGACGGCCAAAAAAACACCAATATCAACGCCGCTATGAACGATCTTATCCGCGGCGCACTTAAATAACAGAAAGGAAGTATTTCAATGCCTAACATTATCGACAGAACCGCACTTTCCGGCCTTATCCCTGAGCCCGTAACCCGTGAGATCATGCAGGGTGCGATTGCAGAATCCGCTGTTCTCCGCATGGGCCGCAGACTGGCCAACATGTCCAGCAAAACCCAGACCATCAATGTTCTGGATGCTCTGCCCTCCGCCTACTTCGTAAACGGTGAGCCCACCGACACCGGCGCTGGTGATGCTTTCAAGCAGACCACCAAAATGGCATGGGCCAATAAAAAGCTCTACGCTGAGGAAATCGCCGTAATTGTACCCATTCCCGAAGCTGCCCTCGACGATGCCGATTATGACATCTGGGGCGAGGTAAAACCCCGTCTGACCGAGGCTTTCGGTAAGGTTATCGATTCCGCCATCCTGTTCGGTACCAAAAAGCCCAGCACCTGGCGTGACGGTGTTGTACCCTCCGCTGTTGCAGCGGGTAACGGTGTTCCCGTAAGCAGCAATGTCTATAACGACATCATGGGCGAGGGTGGCCTGATCTCTAAGGTTGAGCTGGACGGCTTCAACCCTAACGGCGTAATGGCTGCTATTCAGATGCGTGGCAAGCTGCGTGGCCTGGTTGATACCACCGGTCAGCCTATCTTTAAGTCCGACATGCAGGGTAACACCCGTTATGGCCTGGACGGCATGGATATGTATTTCCCCATGAACGGCGCATTTGACCCCAACCAGGCGCAGATGATCGTCGGCGATTGGAGCCAGCTGGTTTACGCAATCCGTCAGGACATGACCTTTAAGATTTTCACCGAAGGTGTTATCCAGGATCCCAACAGCAAGGAGATTGTTTACAACCTCATGCAGAACGATATGGTGGCCCTGCGTGCTGTCATGCGTCTCGGCTGGGAGATTGCCAATCCCGTAAACGCTTTCAATGAGGATATCGCTAATCCGTTCCCCTTCTCCGTTTATGGCAAGGGCGGCACTGTCTCCACTGTAACCGTAGCCCCTGCTACTGCTACCCTGGCTAAGGGCGCAAGCAAGGCTTTCTCCGCTACCGTAGCCGGCGATGGTATCGTCTCTGATGAGGTTGAGTGGAGCCAGAACGGCGCTAAGTCCTCCATCACCGAGGATGGTGTGCTGACTGTTGCATCCAACGAGACCAGTTCCAGCATCACTGTTACCGCCAAATCCAAGCAGGACAGCACCAAGACCGGTACTGCGACAGTTACCGTTTCCTAATCTGAAAGGAGAAGGCCCGTATGGTTTACGCTGATTATGAATACTACTCCGGAACCTATATGGGAACCGTGAGCGAGGAGGATTTTCCGCGGCTGGCCATTCGGGCCAGCTCCTTCCTCGACTATTACACCATGGGAAAGGCGCAAAAGAACGCCGATCTTGACGCTGTAAAAATGGCCTGCTGTGCCCTTGTGGACAAGTACGCCATCATCGATGCGGCGCAGGCATTGGCCGGAAAGAACCTTGCTTCTGCCGCGACTGATGGATCCGAGGTAAAGAGCGAAACGGTGGGAAATTATTCCCGCACTCTTGCGACTGGTAGCGAGGCAGCGCTGTCCGCGCTGTCCGCTACTGATGGCGTGAAAAAACTGCTGGCAGAGACGGCAGCGGAGTATCTTGCCCATACCGGCTTGCTGTATCGGGGGAGGGGGTGCTGCTGCGAATGTACACTCCCCACACTGTAACCCTCTACAACATTGTGCACGAAACCGACCAAGCCACCATGAAGGATGTGGCGACAAATTATATCACGGTAATCCGTGGTGTAATGCTGCAAGCATCTAAGGCGGCAAATGTGCGCCAGAGTGGGCTTGAGGGCGCGGACGCAGTAGAACTCTATATTCCTTTTTCGGCTTCTGCTGTGGGCAATGACGGCCGTTCTAAACGGTTTGCTGGGGTAAAGGAGTTTTCCGCCGCAACAGACAAGTCCGGATTGTGGACGCTTTCCGTAAATGACGACGCTTGCACGACCATATTCATCAAAGGCGAGGTCATAGAACCGGCCATGACGGTGCAGCAGCTTGAAGCCACCTATGACGGGGTTTACAAGGCCACCAAAGTGGACGACCGGGATTATGGCAGCATGGATATGCGGCACTGGCAAGTAGGGGGCGCTTGATATGGCGCTGAAATTTACGGTTTATGCGGATGGCTTGACGGATATTCAGGCTGCGCTTGCGCAGGGCTGCCGAAAGGCAGAACACATTGTAGCGATACAGGTGAAGAAAGACACGGACCCATTCGTCCCTGCTCTTACTGGATCCCTGACGCAGCGCACAAGGGTTGATGGAAACAAAATTATCTACCCTGGCCCATATGCAAGGTTCCTTTACTACGGAAAAGTAATGGTGGATCCCAATACCGGCAGCACTTATGCTCCCAAGGGTGGTACAAAGGTGGTTACTGACCGCAACCTGGTTTTCAACAAAATGATGCATCCGCAGGCACAGTCTCACTGGTTTGAAGCATCCAAGGCGCAGAACCTTGAGAAATGGGTTCGTGTGGCAGATAAGGCGGTGAAAAAGTTTGGAAAAGATTAAAAAGACGGTATCCGCAACGGAGGAGGATCAGGTGTCGCGAAAGCTCCTTGCTTGGCTAAACACCTTCCCGAATAAACCGGTTGATTTGATCCGGTTTGAAGCCCTCCCGGCCGATACCGCAGCAATGGCGCTGTCTACGATACAGGCAGCGTATATTGTCAAAAAATACATCCTTGGTGGCTACCAAGCCGAATACCAGTTCAAGATCATCTATCGTATCAGTCCCGGCAACAGCACCGACCTCCGGCTGCAGGCCGATGAACTGCTGAATGCGCTGGGGGACTGGGCGACCGGAAAGCATCCGGATATTGGTGATGGAAAACGGGTAATTACGCTGGAGCCGACCACAAGATCTTCTCTTTTTGCAATGTACGATAACGGTGACGAAGATCACCAAATCCTTATGAAGCTAACATACGAGGTGATATAAATGGCTGATATTGCTTTCAACACAACTGATGGCCAGACTATTGCGCGCGAGCTTATGATCGCATACCTCAACACAGGCACCAAGGAGGCCCCGGTTTGGAGTGCCATTGGTAAGCGTGTAGAGGATTCCAGCGCGGAAATGGATTGGAGTACTGAAACTATTCAGGACATCCTTGGAAATACCTACACAACCATGAAGAAACCCGTCATGACCCAGCCCTTTGACCCGATTCCCCTGGACGCTGGCGACGCTGCCGCGGTTAAGATGTGGAACCTTGGCGTAAAGGACCATGACGCGCAGGCGCTGTCCAACCAGGACATGCTGATTGGCCACTTCTACGCAGAAAGCGGCGAGGCTGCTTTTGCGGAGCGCTATGACGGATGCGCTATCGCTGTTACCGGCATCGGCGGTGATGGCGGCGGCAACCTGACTATTTCCACCGAAATCACTTATGGTGGTAACCGTACACTCGGCACTGTGAAGAAGGGTTCTTCCGGTGCCATTGAATTTACTGCAGCATAACAGAGGGGGCTTTGCCCCCTCCGGTTTAGGAGGGCACAATGGATCTGAATTTTGACCTTGGCATAAAGGAATACACCATAAAAGGCGCAAATGGAGAAACTTCGATTCGGTTTAATCCGACCGACGCGAATTTTGCCCGGAACGCATATGCTACCTTCAAGGAATTGGAGCAAAAGCAAAAGGAGCGGGCGGAGCTCATCAATGAAAAAACCAGCAACGAGGAAGCCTTTGAATTTACAGCGAGAATAGATGCGGAAATGCGGGCTTCTATTGATAAGCTCTTTAGTGCACCGGTATGCGAAGCAATTTTCGGCTCCATCAACCTCTATTCCATGGCCGGTGGCTCTCCCATCTGGTTGAACTTCATGACCGCTGTGCTTGACCAGTTTGACGAGGGCGTAAAGCGGGAACGCTATCTTGTATCCGAAAAAGCCAAGAAGTACACAAACAAGTACGCAAAATGATGTATGATCTCCCGACAACCGCCGATATTTGCGGTAAGACTTATGAGATAAGGTCTGATTACAGGCCCGCACTTGATATTTTAACCTGCCTGGTGGATCCGGAGCTAACGACGGAGGAGCGTACCATGGTGGCGCTGGATATATTCTATCCCGATATGGCATCCATCCCGGACGAGGGTTTGCAGGCTGCCATAGACTATATGGTGTGGTTTCTCAACTGCGGGGACGAGGGCGAAAACAGGAAGCGGCCGAAGCTGATGGACTGGGAACAGGATTTCCAGTACATTGTAGCCCCCATAAACCGGGTGGTAAACTGTGAGGTTCGCTCTGCTCCGTATATTCACTTCTGGACCTTTATTTCCGCGTACTACGAGATAGGGGATTGCATGTTTGCCCAAATCGTGAGGATAAGAAGCCTTAAATCCAAGGGGAAAAAGCTGGATAAGGCTGACCAGGAGTTTTACCGGGAAAACCGGCGGTTGATCGATATAAAGCAGAAATTTACTGATGCTGATGAAATAGCTATCAGTAAATGGGTATAAGGTGGTGATACAATGCCGGATGGCGAAATCATAATCAACACAAAACTGGACGATACGCAGGCGCAAACCGAATTAAACCGCCTTACCAAACAAATCCAAAAAATGCAGCAGTCGCTTGAGGAGAAAAATGGCAAGCAGAACGCTCTTGCCGAGGAGTTCGAGACCGCCAGCAGCGCCGCCGCAGATACCACGGCTGAGGTTGAGCGCTTAAATGGCGAACTCGAAAGAATCAAGGAAATAACCAGCGGTAAGTTAAGCGTATCTCCCGTTGAAACAATGGAAGCTTACGCCAATCAATCCCAGATTGCTGCCGAGCTGAAACAGCAGGAAGCGCTCCTTGAGAGCCAAAACAAGGAAGCTGACAAACTGCAAAAACAGTATAAGGATATCACCGACAGGGTGGAAGAAGAAACGGCCGCTCTTGAAAATGCAAAAGACCGGGCCGGGGAGCTGCAAAAACAGCTTGCCGCAAAGGAGAATGTCCCCAAGGTGTTTGAGGATGCGTCTACCGCAACCGAGAAGTTCGGCAAACGGGTCAATATGCTTATCAAACGGGCGTTTGTTTTTACAGTCATTGCTTCCGCTCTCCGCCAGATAAGGGACTGGCTTAGCAATGTCATTAAAACCAATTCCGAGGCGCAGGCATCCTTTGCGCAGCTCAAGGCGGCACTCCTCACCCTTGCACAGCCCCTCTTAAATGTGCTTATACCGGCTTTTGTAACTCTTGTGCGTGTTATCGCGCAGGTAGTCGCGGCGCTGGCTCGGCTCGTTTCCGGCCTATTTGGTACAACCGCAAAGGCATCCGCAGACGCGGCCAAGGCCCTGAACGATGAAACGGCGGCGATTAAGGGCGCTGGAAGCGCGGCCAAAAAGGCGGGGAAATCCCTTGCAGCGTTCGATGAAATCAATCAGCTTTCCGGCAGCGGATCCTCCGGTGGCGGCATTTCCATTGATCCGGATTTCTCCATCTTTGATAGTCTCGATGATAGGTTTGACAGGATCGCTAAAGCGGTATTGCTTATTGGTGCTGGCCTTTTGGCGTGGAAACTGTCTACTGGTTTTACCGGGATTCTTGGCACTGTCCTGCAAAAGCTCGGCGGTATTGCCATTGCAGCTGGTGGTTTGATTCTCATTTGGGACAGTGTTTCCGATGCGCTGGAAAACGGCATCAACTGGTCGAACTTCTTCGAGATGCTTGCGGGAGCTGCGGCACTGGTCGGTGGTCTAACGCTGGCCTTTGGAAAGCTTGGGGCTGGGATTGGTCTTATCATTTCCGGCGGGACAATGCTTATAACTGCCTTTAATGATATTGCAACAAACGGCCTGAACTTGCAAAATGGTCTTTCCGCTCTTGCTGGTGTTGTAATGACTGGCCTTGGGTTCTTCTTCCTTACCGGCAGCGTCATTCCTCTTGTTGTGACTGGAATTGTGGCCGTTATTGGCGCTATTCTTGCCCTTACCGGAAACCTTGAGGAGTTCGCGGTAAACCTCAAAGAAAACATCCTCGGCGGTATCATTGAGTTTATAACCGGGGTGTTCACAGGGGATTGGGAACAGGCATGGGAGGGAGTCAAGAAGATATTCAAAGGCATCTGGAACTCCATCATTATGATTGTCGAAAGCGCCATTAACCTTATCATCAAGGGTATTAACTGGATGATCTCCAAGCTGAATACCATTCACTTTGAGATCCCGGATTGGGTGCCCATTATTGGTGGTAAGTCTTTCGGCATCAACATTTCCCCTGTCTCGGAGGTAAAGCTGCCCCGGCTTGCTACTGGCGCAGTCATTCCTCCTAATCGTGAGTTCCTGGCGGTGCTGGGCGATCAGAAATCCGGCACGAACATTGAGACCCCGCTGGCCACAATGGTACAGGCTTTCCGACAGGCGCTTGCCGATGGTGGGTACTCCGGCGGCAGCGAGGCGGTGCTGGTTCTCGACAAAGAAGTGCTCGGCAAGGTCATTTATAAGCTGAACAAGGCCGAAGGTAGCCGGATCGGCGTTAATCTGGCGGGGGTGTGATATGAGTTACATCAAAATCAATGGCATTACATTTGACGCAGATGTTGCGATCTCGAAGTACACCCGCTATTTCAATGTGCTGGATGGCGAGAACGCAGGCCGAGTAATGACCGGCCGGATGGTCCGTGATGTAATTGGTTCCTACCTTGGGCACAAGGTTACCGTTTTTCGCAGAGGAAACAACCAAAAGGGGCTTGACGACTTTTGGAATTACCTTTTTCAGCACAGTATTGACGATAGCGTACAGCTGGAAGCGGCAGATGGACAGACCACGATCTCTTACGAAGCCTATTACACTTCGGCGGAGCAGAGCATTGACAAGGCCGAAAATGGCACAAACTACTGGGGCGCGATAGAGGTAAACTTTATTCCCATCGATGCCCAGATAAGGCGGTGAGCCAATGGCCAAAACGACAGTAATTTACCGGGATATTGCCCCCGGCGCGGCGGAGAACGCAACCGTTACCGTCACCGGGGGCACCGGTACACCGAGTAAACTTCCGTTTGGCTCAAATACGGGGAAGATTATTTCTTTGGAACGCAGCCGGTGGCTACTCGATGGCACCTTTGATGAATACTACGCGGATGATAAGGTCGGCTTTTGGTCTACCGAGCTTTCGGGGGATGATGGTTCCTTTGCCAATCCGCCGACGGTAACGCTATCTTTCACGGAGCAGTATTCCAGCATGGGCCTTGGGTTCGTATTCGATGAGGCAACCGGGGAATATTGTTCCTCCGTTTCCATCCAATGGTGGCAGGGGTCTGTTCTCCGCATCAGCCGTACATTCGCACCAGACGCGGTAAGCTTCTTCTGTGAGCAGCGTGTGGAAAGCTATGATAAGGTTGTTATCACGCTGAATAAAACGGTTGTGCCGCATCGTAGGGCCAAGCTGAATATGGTTATCCTTGGTGTTATCCGCAAGTTTGGTATGAATGAGATCCGTAGCGCATCGTTGGTAAACCAAATGAACGAAAGCGCCATTGAGCTCCCGATCTCCACATTCAACTGGACGCTGGATAGCATTAAGCCGGTTGATTATCTTTTCCAGCTAAAGCAGCCGGTAGAGGTATACAACGACGATAACCTGATCGGTGTTTACTACATCAACAATTCCTCCCGGTCCTCCAAGCGTGTCTATACGATTGAGTGCCAGGACGCTCTTGGTGTCTTGGATTATACTCCGTTCGCTGGGGCTGCTTATCTCGATGGAACGAGCGCCAAAACCCTCCTGACGGAGCTGGCAAAGCCGTTTTCAGTCGAGTTCGCCGACGATGTGGGAGATACCACCCTCCGAGGGCTGCTTTTGGAGGGAACACGGCGCAGTGCTATTCAGCAGGTTATTTTTGCGTGGGGCGTATGCTTGGCGACGGATGGAAGCAATAAAATCCGGGTATTCAGTCAGCCCACAAAGCCGACCCTGATACCAAGGGGCAGGACATTCATCGGCGCTTCCGTCACCACTTCGGCAGTCGTTACCCGCGTAAAGGTCGCGGCGCACGAGTATGCGGAAGCCACAAACGGTACGGTTATTGTGGACGGCAAGAAATACAATGACACTGTAACGGAGTATATCGTTGATAACCCGAATGTTACCGCGTCCGACCGCGAGAATGTAAAAGAGGTCGCTGGTGCTACACTTGTTTCTACGGATAACGGGGAAGCTGTTGCGGACAGGGTCTATAAGTATTACTCCCTCCGGGACACCAATGTTGCAACTGTCGTGTATGGCGGTGAGAAATTGGGCGATTGCGTCAGCATTTATACCCCATGGCAGTTGCTGACGACAGGCAACCTCCACAAGATGGAGATTAAGCTTTCCAACACCGTGGTATACAAGTCGGAAGTGACAGGAGCTTGGCGGATAGAGCCGTACTACTACTTTAGTGGTGATTTGAGATCCGGGGAGGTATGACGAATGTATCAACCCGTTCTCGTCCCGAAGATAGCAGCGGCCCTGTTGAGCCCCAACCCGGCCAACATAAACCAAAAGGTAAAAATCATAGTAACGGTAGAGGAAGAGACGATCCTTCTTCGGCCGTCTTTCTTTTTTAGCGGTGATGCTTTCTCCGGAGAAGAGTACGAGCCACTTACGATGGAAGCAGAGCCATACTATTATTATTGCGGCGATATATTCGCCGGGGAGGCTTAAATGGCAATTAAAACGGTCAAGGCAACGATTAACGGCCAAACCTATGACCTTGCGCTGAACAGCAGCACAGGGAAGTGGGAAGCCACGATCACCGCGCCTGGCAAAACATCTTATAACCAAGCTGGCGGTTACTACAATGTATCCGTAGTCGCCACAAACGAAGCCGGTACCAGCGGCAACGCCGATGCCACAACCATTGATGGCCTGAAGCTGGTGGTTAAGGAAACTGTTGCACCGGTAATCACTATCGTATCGCCTACAAACGGTGCTTATGTCACCAACAGCAAGCAGCCCGTGGTATTTACTGTGGTGGATGAAGCGGGTGGATCCGGTGTTGATATTTCCTCCCTTGTGGTCAAGCTGGACGGTAAAGCGGTCGATGCTGCTACACTCACAAATACAGCTATCACAAACGGCTACAGCGTTACCTATACACCGGCTGCGGCGCTTGCGGATGGTGCCCATACTGTTACCATCGATTGTAAGGATAACGACGGTAACGCTGCAACGCAGAAGTCCACTTCCTACACCATTGATACCGTTCCTCCGACCCTAAATGTTACTTCTCCTGCGGAAGGGCTTGTCACAGCGACCAGCAGCGTAACGGTGGCCGGTACTACAAACGATGCCACCAGCTCTCCTGTTACTATTACAATCTCCCTGAACGGGGAAGATCAGGGCGCAGTAACGGTTGGCGCAAATGGTTCGTTCTCCAAGACCATCACGCTTGCGGAGGGCAGCAACACCATTATCGTTAAAGCCAAGGATGCAGCGGGCAAGGAAAGCACCGTGACGCGGAATGTTACCCTTGATACCTCTGTTCCTAAGATCAAGTCCGCAACCATCACGCCTAACCCCGTTGATACTGGCGCAACCATGGTTATTTCCGTTACCATTGAATAAGGGGTGATGCTATGACGCGGGGAATAAGCGTATCGCTCCCCACATCCATTGTCTATGTTACCGGGACGGTAAACGGAGCGGAATACACATGGACGCTGATGGGGGAGTATTGGCGGGCCATCGTTGAGAGGACTGCGGATGAAAAGTATGCAGTATCTCTTACGGCGATAAACTCGGCTGGGACGAGCGCTACCTACAGCTTTACCCTGAATTATGGATCCCTGGATTTGATAACGGATAGAACAAAAGCAGATGTTGATGCAGTGAGTGCCGCTCTTTCCCGGATAGAAGGGGGGAGCGGCACAGCTGCGGATATCGCGCTCTTATCCTCAAACAAGGGGTCGTACAACTATACGGACCTTAACAGGGTGGGGGCGGCCGTTTTGCAGGTCGCTGCCGAGCTGCGGGAGTATGGCTACTCTGTTAGCGTAGTCGGTAAAACGGACTGGACGGAAAGCGATATCCCAACAAAGCAAGGAATTGACCAGTATCTTGCTGACATTGCAGCCATTCGTGCTGCAATCCCCGTACCGGGGACAACACCGCAGGTCCCGGCAATGCCAATAGACTATTCAAAGGCAAACGACATCGAGCAGATATTGCTTGATGTTTATGATCTGGTAAGAAATATCGAAAAATCTTGGTTCTTCTCCGGGGAGCTGTTCTCCGGGGAACGATGAAAGGAGCGATTAAATGCAGGACAGACTTGCGCTCTTTCCGGGCAGAGTCAAACTCACGCCAGTGAGTGGCCAAACCAATGTTTATGACATGGTGCGCCAGGACAGCCCAACTGTGGAGGGCACGCCGCTTAATAAGGCCAACCTTTTGTCCGATGAGACTTGCGAGGCAATCGGGATCCAGCCGGACACCGGCACTCCGAATGAAGCGCTTGCGGCCCTCAATACGAAGGTAAAAAGCGCTGCGCCGAAAACGGCTACCATCTCCCTCCCCACGGCATCCTGGACAGGCACCGGCCCCTACACCCAAACCGTCACCATCGCAGGCATAACAGTCAACAGTAAAGTAGACATCCAAATGGACGCAACCGCCCTCGGCGTACTCATCGACAGCGGCACCAGCGCTATTTGGATTGAAAACAACAATGGCACCCTTACCGCCAAAGCACTGGGCGAGAAACCCAATGCTGACCTTTCGGTACAGGTGACCATCACGGAGGTATCTGCATGAGCGTAATTTACGGAAATCCAATCATTACCAGCGGGGGGGGGGGTAAAACTCAACATTGATTACGGTTCTACCCCGCCGAGCGACACTTCCAAACTGTGGGTGCCGCTCTCGGGGAAACCGGACAAGGTGGAGTGCAGCCCGGTACTGAATTATGGTAGTGAATACTTAAGTGACTACGCAGCAATTGGTTCAGGAGGAGAATTTTCAAGTTCAAACGGCAGCTGGTCTTCTTCGTTTCAATATGAAAATTATTTGTATTGGGGATATTCTGGCACAAAACTGAAACGCTTGAATATTGAAACAAATGTCGTTGACGAAGTAACGATGGATTCTGTTTTGGGACATTCTGGGAGTTCTTCTTCGGCAGGTCACTATTCTTTTTGTCAAAATGGTAATAATGTTTACTGTGCAATAAACTCTACAGCGATTTCAGGCACGGCTTATTATAGCTCGGTAGTGAAAAGTGATTTGATAACAAAAACGGCTGAAAAGATTTGTAGTTTGCCATACGATTCTGACATACAGACAGATGTTAACTATATGGCCATGCAGTATCTTAACAATAAATTGTATTTATTCGGGGGTACACGAATTAGCTATGCCAATGTTTCAAATAAGATTAAAATTGTTGATCTAAGCACCAACTCGGTATCCGTTGCGAATGCTGTAATTCCTGTGTCAGGAAAAATGTTTACAACATGTGCTATTGGTTCAAAAATATACATAATGGGAGGCGCTGAGCAATATTCTCCCAAAAATGGTGTATATGTTTATGACACAATAAACGATACATGTGTATCTGTGGCAACATATCCCGTTAATGCTGCGGGTATGACATGTATTCCCTATGCTAAATATATCTATTGCTTTGGAGGTTCTACATCTAATTTTAATGATACGACTCCCAATGTTCAAATAAATACTATTTATAGATTTGATACAACTACAAATCAATTTACACAGCTTTCTATTGTACTTCCTCAAATTAGCATTTGGGTGCTGTTCTACAAAATAAATAGCATGAAGTATAAACTTTGTGCTCCTACAAATGCAGGAAAAAGTGGGAGCTATCAGGTTATAAAAACGCCATATGTCGATAATTTTGTCATTGAGTCTCCACTCACAAATAACAATCTTCTGCTGCAAGAGGATTTCGGAGTAACCGGCCTCTGGTCTGCTCTCAAATCCAAAGACACTGACCTAAAAGTAAAGGTTATTAACGCCTACCTCGGTGACAGTAACAACATAGCACAATTAACCAACGCATATCTGTATGACACGGCATCCAGCCAGTGGAAATCCCTCTCTGGTGAAAGTTATGTAGCAGATATGCAGAACGCACTAAATATCTTAGGGGTGACCTGATATCACCCCGGAAAGGGTGAATTATGAGTATATTAGGTAATCCTATTACATTGGGTGGAGGAGGAGCTGATTTCAATATTGACTTTGGCTCCACACCTCCCGCAGATACCAGTAAGCTGTGGGTTCCTTTGGCGAGTAAGCCGGATTTCGTGAAGTGCAGTCCTGTTTTGAATTATGGTAGTGAATATACAGAAGTCCAGAGCTGGACTGTTGGATTCTCTCAACTACGCAATGACTATCCGCAAATGTGCTCATATGGTAATTATATTTATTCTGCTTGTCCATACATTGCTAGCCAACAAAATAGTATATATAGATATGATGTAACAACAGGAGAAAGAACAACTTTTTATGAAGGTTTAAGTTATTCATATTATGTGATTGCATTCACAGTTGGTAAATATTTGTATACTTTTAATCACAATGTCGCAGCAAATTATGAGTATGTAGATAAGTTTGATTTGGAAACAGGTGAAAAAACTAAACTAACAGATGTATCTTATCCATTCACTGGAAGTAACACATATTATTTTTCAAGTGGTTGTGTTAATGGCGATAGAATATTTCTTGTCGGTTCATTTGTTGGAAGTATAAACACTGCTACTGTAACTATATTTGATACAACATCTGACAAGTTTATTTACCATGGTAACATGCCCGTTGGCGCTCAAGGAACATATAGTGCTGCTTGTGTTGCTGTAGGAAGCAAAGTCTATGTATTTGGCGGCACAACAAGAGTCTCATTTGACCCACGGAAGTCTATACAGACATTTGATGTTGATACACAAGAATATACTCAGAATAACAATGTACTACCTTATATGGTGAACTATGCAAATAGGTGCTGTAGAATCGGTAGCTATGCATATATCTTTGGAAATGTAGATTCTACTCAGTATCAAAAAAAGATAATTCGTGTAAACTTAGATACCTTGGCTGTCGATGTGCTTGAGTCAGAACTGCATGCAAACAGAGTATCAGCTTGTTGCGGATTTGTTGGAGATAAATTTTATCTTCTTGGAGGTTCAGAAGTTTCTTCTGTAGAGACATTTACACAATCAACAAACTTACAAAAAAATCATTTATTCCTGCAAGCAGATTTTGGCTTTGACAATCCATTCCCTGTCGTAAAAAGTCAGAAATCTGAATTTGAAGCTTATCTACGCAATGCCTACCTTGGTGATGCAAATAACATCGCTCAACTCACAAATGCTTATATCTACGACACAAATACAAATCAGTGGAAAACACTTTCTGGAGAAAGTTATGTCGCTGATGTTCTTAACGCACTTAACATTATGGGGGTGACTTAATGGGTTATTACACCGAAAAAGCCAAAGAAGTAAAAGCCAAGCAGGAAGCAGAGCTGGAACAGCTGAAAGCAGCTTTGCAGACGCTTGGCGTAGAGACCGAAGAAAAGGAGGTAGCAGCCGATGCGGAATAACATCTTGGAGCAGGCGCAGGAAATCCGGACGAGCATTGACAGCGTGACCGGCACGATGGCCGATGCTGACGCAGCGAAGAACCCCATGCTGTTCCTGCCTTGGGAAACCGATGCTGCATATGCAGTTGGTGACCGCAGGCGGTATGACAGCAAGGTATACAAGTGCTTGCAGGCGCACACTTCGCAAGCGGATTGGGCACCTCCTGTTGTTCCGGCGCTTTGGGTGGTTATCAACACCAGCTCTTCCGGTACGGTTGACGATCCTATCCCCGCATCGAGGGGCATGGAATACGAGTACGGCAAGTATTACCTCGACCCAGAGGACAGCAAGACCTACCTCTGCAAGCGTCTGAATGAGACCGGCACTATTGTGCTGCATTACCTCCCGCATGAGCTGGTGGGGCAGTATTTTGAGGAGGTATAACCCATGGAAATTGTACTGGCCCTCCTCGGCTCCGGCGCACTGGCTACCGTCATTAGCTGGCTGCTGCACCGTATTGACCGCAAGCAGGACAAGCAGGATCAGATCATCTCCGGTATGACTGCGGTGGACAATAAGCTGCAGCAGCATATTGATTCTGACGAACGATACCGGGCGGATATGTGCCGCATTAGAATCTTGCGCTTTTCGGACGAGCTGCGCCGTGGGTTAAACCACAGCGAGGAATCCTTTAACAATGTGCTGGAGGATATCGACAACTACACCGAGTATTGCGTAGAGCATGAGGATGTTTACATCAATTCCAAAGCGGATGCAGCGATCCGCAACATCAAGAGCGTCCACGACCGCTGTATTCGTGGCGAACTCAAATTCCTTTAAGGAGGACATACAATGAACGAATTTGTAACTTGGCAGACCCTTGGTACCTATGCTGGCGCTGTGATGATGGTCACGATCATCACCCAGTTCCTCAAGCAGACCCCTCTTAAAAACATCAACACCCAGCTGTTGGCCTATATCATCTCTGTGGCTCTCCTCATCGGTGCCGAAGCCTTTAACGGCTCTGCGCTGACGGTACAGGGCGTGGTGCTGTGCCTGCTGAACGCTGTTATTGTAGCCCTTGCTGCCAATGGTACATATGACGCAGCTACCACCGGCATGATTAAAAAGCCTGTGGAAGTCTACCAGCATGAGGAGGTCGTGACCGGTGAGTAA